GTTTCCCAGTCACGATCGCGAGGGGTGTAGAGCCGAGGTGTAGCTTCGGAATTGAAGAGAGTCCGGTTGGACAGCATGGGGATTCAGCGTATTCCCCATAATTACATATCGTACAAGTCTCTTAGGATGTAGTAGCCCTAATTGAGCATCGTTTGAATGTGGAATGAAGAAGCATGAGATGTGTATGAAATCCTAAAGGGAACTACTAACATAACGCTAGGTTACGACGTGATGTACACACGTTTCAAGTAAAATCTCTTAAGTGAGATAAGCCTAGCCATTTTACATATTTCCTTTGTTTTTAGTGAGGTACCACTCATATTCTAAGAGTTTTGTGCTAAAATTAAAGAGAGTAGCAAGTAACATGAGATTTTATGTAACAATCAAAAAGCGACGTTAACTAAATATGTTACATCGAATAAACAACTACGCTTTTGAGAGGGCGTGGTTTTTATTATATAAAAAATTAGGGTGATGACCGAGACATCGTGGAGGATTATATGGAAAATAAAAACGAAGTCAAACTACTGAAACATCAACAAATAATTTATGATTTAGTAATGAATTATGATTATGAAAGTGGAGTACCTCTTAAAATTTGCTTAAATTGGGGTAGAGGAATTGGAGCAACGACACTAATAGAGAAAATATTAAAATCTGGTAAATTTAAGATGTTTAGATTTGACCTTAAAGCTGAAAATTTTTTAAAACATAATATAAAACAGGAAGAAGGCTGTTCGGTTAAAAAAGAGGGTGACGCAGACCTTTTTAGAGAAAACAAGTTGAAAGCAAGTATTTTATTCGGGCTACCTTCTGAGTCTGATAGCAAAAACAACTTTGATTTTTATATTAGCGTAATGCAACAACCAATATATAATATAAAAAGAATGATTCAGATTTATTCTGAGTTTGATATAGTTGATATTAAAAATCAAAATCTCGTAAGACGGAAGTTTGTAGACTTGGAATACCTAAAGAAAGAGTTCGGGGAAAAGGAAATTAACGACGACCACATAATTATTTGGGAATATATTGACCAAAAACCAGACCTTAAAAAAGAATATGTAAACCTAGTAAAAGAATATAAACAATGTACTGATGAAAAAGAGATGAATAAGCTCCATAACAAAATAAAAGTTTTAACATGCTTAGTGGACGCAGAGAGACGCATACTTGGTACAGAATAGGAGAGATTATGGAATTAAATTATATACAACACACTAATGAGGATTGGTTTGATTATGTATTCAGACTGGTTGGATTAAAATTAGAAGATGGCGCAGATTTAGATTGGGAAGAAATAGTTAGACTTACAGGACTCGATGTAGCGGCAGATACACTGAGAAAAGCAATGCAACCTAAAGTTTTTGGTTCATACTGGGTTTACAAGAAGTTAAAAGAAACTGGTGTTACCGCAGAGCAAATATTACAGAGCACATCTCTAATTCCTAAATCGCATCTAAGCAGACTAAAAGAAGCAACTGGTGACTACAACATTAGAAAACGGAATATGGAATTAGAAAGATTAGAACTCGCTAAAATGATGAGAGTTGCTACTCCTAACGTATTATTAACAGAGCAATTTAGAGAATATATAGAAGGTATAGAGTTAAAAATACAACCTTATCACGTAGAGAAAAGAAAAGATATTGGAAACTCTGTAATCAAGATGTTTTTATCAGATATCCATATCGGCTCAGAAATAGAAGAAGAATATAACACATATAATTGGGAAGTTTTACAGAAACGTACTTCTAAATTTATAGAAAAAACTGAAGAGTATGCACGTTTGTTTAATGCTGATACTATATCTCTTACAATAATGGGGGATATAATTGAGGGATTTGATATGCGAAACCCCCAAAAATGGGATTGTGAATTTCATAGCGCAGAGCAAATCGAGAAAGCGATTGAATACGTATTGGGTGTAGTAGACCAACTACTCGCAGATGGATTCAATGTTGACTTATCTGGTGTTTATGGTAATCATGATAGACTGGTTGGTAACAAACATGACTCAATAGAGGAAGATAATGCAGTATATGTTGTTATGAAAACTGTTAAATTACACTATGATTTACTTGCTAAAAAGGGCAAAATTGAAAAGTTTAGATTTATCCAATCCGATATGAGTTTTAAATATCATATAGACGAATACTTCGGAGTTAGAGGTAGATATCAACATGGAGACGATGACCAAATTGAGGATAAGACGAAGATTTCAAAATATAATGATAGAGACAATGACAGTTATGATTATATTGTTTCTGGACACATTCACCACGGAAGAGCAGTAAATAGAAATAGAAATACTTGGGACTTCTATTGCGGAACTATTCAAGGTGCGAATGAATATGGAAATAATAAGATTAAATCAATATCAGATGCTTCACAAGACATAATTATAATTAGAGATACAGGAGAATTTTTCAAGATAACTATTAACCTACAATAAGCCTACTTGGGTATTTCGGGTTACTCTCCTTTCTCGCAAATACCATTATATCATATCGCCATTTAGGTATTCTCCCACCTAGATGGCATACATAGCGTTAATCGCATGTGTAAATGGATAGCTCGACGGAGCGACAAGCTACAATCCTAAGTAGTTTCCATTTAGTAATTTTTTAGGATAGGAATGAGTATCTGTAGGAGGATATTATGGGAAAATTAACAGAAGAATATGTAAAAAGTTTATTTTTAGAACATGGCATATATTGGTGTGAAGAATCTGAATATGTTGGAATAAGCAATCCAGTGATTGCACTTAACTCAGAAGGTTATATAGTTATGGTTAGGGTTTCTGATTTAAGAAGAAATTATGGGGTTAGACCATTCTATAAAAGTAATCCTTATACTATAGATAATATTAAATTATGGTGCGAGAAAAATACTGAAGATATAAGATTAGTAGATGGGCAGAAATATACTGATGCTAAAACTAAGTTGGAGTTTGAATGTTTAAAATGTGGTTCTATTTATGAGGCTACTTGGGATGATGTTCATTCAAAAAGAGGATGTCCTTATTGCAGAGGAATGAGAGTAAACCATACGAATTCAATCTTTAACTTACGACCAGATTTAGTAAAATACTTTAAAGATATAAAAGATTCTAAGAATAGAACTATTGGGTCGTCAAATATAGTTAATTTAGTTTGCCCAAGCTGTAGTTACGAAAAAACTATGAGCCCATCAGATTTAGTTAATAGAGGATTTAGCTGTAATAATTGTAACCCAGATTATAGAGTGACTAGGAGTAATGAAGTATATTCTAGCATACAAGCAGATAGAAATAAAGTAAAGTGGAAAAACAAAACAACTTATTTATATGTAATATCTATGTTTAAAAACGATGAATATTTTTATAAAATAGGTATTGGACATAAAGGTGCTAATAAAAGATTCTCAGACCGAGTGAATGTAGCATATGACTTTGAAATATTATACGAAGAAAAAATGTCTTTATATGATGGAATTAAAGTAGAACATATTCTACACGATAGTTTTGAAGAATATTCGTATTTGCCAAAAATAAAATTCAAAGGTTATACAGAGTGTTTCTCAGAGATTGATTTAGATAAGATAAAGATGATAATAAACGACTATAAGGAGTGATTATTTTGGCAGAAAAAAAGAATAATATTGATTCTGTAAAAGAATCTACGCCTAAATTAACACAAGGGCAACAAAGAGCAAAAGCAAGTAAGCCATCTAGTGAGGTAATAAAATGCGTTCATCATGGAAAAGAATTATCTGTAAAAAATGACAATTTTTATAAAGTAAATAAAGGCTCTGTATTTAAAGCATTAAACCACATTCCAGTATGTAAGGATTGCGTAAAGAAAATATATGCAAACTACTATCATCAACATGGTAAAGATTATATCCAAGCCATGTACATGACATGCAGAAAACTTGACGTAAAGTTTGATTTAAGTTTATGTGAGGGGGCAATAAATAAAGCAAACGGTGATGGCGGAAACATAGTTGGTCATTACTTTAGCATGATTAACGGATTATCGCAAGGAACTGCCCCATCTTCATTTGATGACTCAGACCAGATAGTAATGAAAGAAAGTTTTGAGGGAATGATTAACAAGATTCAATCTTCTGGGAAGTTAGACGCTGAGGACAAGAGAAACCTTAAAGACATTAAAAAGAAACTTGGATACGACCCTTTTGATGGTTCTGGATATACAGAATTTCAACTTGGGAAAATGTATCAAGAGTTAGTCTCATATTTGGAAGATGACGAACTTGTTGGCGAGGCATGGAAGTTAAATGTTGTATTGCAGATTATTAACAATAACCAGCAGATTAGACAAATTGATATGTATATTTCCTTGTTAAGTAATAATGTGGAAAATTTTAAAGATAATATTACCACTCTATCTTCTTTGAATACTACGAAGCAAAAATTAATAGAGTCAAATATGAAGATATACAAAGAGAATGGGTGGATTACTGCCGATACCACCGGTAGGTCAAAACTATCTGGTATGTTAAAAAGATACAAGGATTATGGATTTGATGAAATTGAGGTCAATTATTTTGATATGATGACATCTGAGGCTGTTAAAACGGTATTTGATATATCTCATAAATCAATTATGGAAACCTTAAATTTTGACAGTGATGAAATGAAGAACATATTTGAAGAGCAAAGAAAATTAATAAGAGATAAGGATAATGAAATTGCTAAAATTTTTGAAGAAAAAAGACAACTCGCAATTGAGTTGCGAGAAATAAAATCAAAAGTTGGTGAGAATAATGTCAAATAAAGTAATAACAAAAGACATGCTCACTACTGCACAGTTCATGGTCGCAACTGCAAATATAAAGACTATAAACTTTTGGAGAGCTAATCCAGTAATAGCTTTGAGAGATTTATTTGGGATACAATTATTAGATTATCAGGCGATGTTATTTACCTATTCTTGGGTGGCAAAAGATATTGTTTGGGTAGTCACAAGAAATGGTGGAAAGACAATTTTGGCAAGTGCCTTCCCTCTTCTTCGCCAACTACTAATGAGTGAGCAAGAAATATGGATTGTGTCAAGAAATGGTAAGCAAAGTAAAAAGTTGTTTTCTTATGTAGAGAGATTGGCTACAAATACAATTAGCGCATTCGACAGTTTAACTGATATTTATTTCCAAGAAATAGAAAGACCACATGAAAAGGCTAGTGGATTTAATCATTCACCTGCAAGTCATGGCGTTACGTTATTAAATAAGAGTTATATTAAAACCTTAAATGGAAATGCAGATAATAACAGGGGTGAAGTTCGCCCTCTTTTACGGTGACGTAAGAGTAATTAAATTGCGGTATTAAGCGGGAAGGCTGAAATGCTAATCCGAACCGAAGTGTATACTAAGTATATACAGGGGCAGAGCGTAGGGATTGAAAAGATATAACATCCCCAAGAGACCGCAACATCTTATTGAGATGAAAATGTACGCCGAACTAATACGAAACGAAGTATTAGAACTATGGGATAAAAAGCCTGTGGGATAACAAATGGAACGAGGAACACTGTGTATATTTGACGAGGCAGGATTTATGGAAGAAAACTCTATATTGGCTGTCGAGCCATACACAACATCTGATTCTGGATTTAAAACTTCTACCGATGTAAATTTTGATTTAAGAACTTTGCCGAAACCACCAGAAAATCAAAGGTTGTATATATCCTCTGCAAGCGATGAGTCTTCATATTTCTTTGTTAAATATAGGGATTTTGCAAAGAAGATGATTGCTGGTGATAAACGGTTCTTTGTAGCAGATATTAATGCAGACATACCTTTATCACCTACATTGAAAGGAAGACCTTACCACCCACTTGTGAATAAAAGTGAGATTGATGCCGTAATGTCAACCAACCCAATGAAGGCTATGCGTGAGTATTATAATAAGTTTGATAAAGATGGTGGGGAAGAACAAATAATAAAATCACACGTTATCGAAAGAAATACAACTTTTACCTTGCCAGAAATAATGCCAGAGTATAAATCAAAGTATATGCTCGCACTAGACCCAGCCCTCGTTAGCGACAATTCAATATTAGGTGTAATGAAATTGTTATATGACGATAATCGTGGTTGGTATGGACGATTAGTTAATATGGATAACTTCAAAGACTTGGAAGATACTAGCGGAAATAAACAATTAAAATACGAAGACCAAGTTGAAAGACTTCGTGAATATATGGTTAGATACAACGGAGATGGTGTAGAATATGAGAACATCCATAAAGTAATATTTGATGGTGGTATGGCTGGAGCTGGGCTTCATTATGCCTCAACTATGAGATTTGATTTTACTGATTCTCGTGGTGAGCAACATCGTGGAGTTGTTGATAAAGATTACTTTGCTGATTCAATACGGGACTTCCCAAACGCTTACCCAAATCTAAGAGTAGTTGAGCCTACTAAATGGAAAACTATTATGGTTAATAGATTGATTGACTTGATGAATCTTGGTTTGATTGAGTTTCCAGAAGAATATAATGGTTCTGGTTATGTAGATATTGAATCAGACGAGGAAGAAGATGGTATTAAGAGAGTTAGGCTCACAAAAGAACAGGAATTAGCATTGATTAATATTGATATATGTAAAGAAGAAACAAAAATGATTCATAGGTATAAAACTCTAAATGGCAAAGAAAGATTTGATACACGAATTGACATGGCTAGAAAAATTCACGACGACAGATTTTTCGTACTTTGTCTTTTAGCAAATGAATTATATGAATTAAGAGAAAAAGATAACCTTTCAAGGAATCGCACTAAAAAAACCAAAGACACCACGGTCTTACGTTTATTCAACTAAAATTATAATAACATTATCATCCACAAAAAATAATCAAGAAAGGAGGGG